AGGAACATGGGTGGGAATTTCCTGGTCGAACCAGGTCATATAAGCACCTTTAGGGGCAACCACTAGTAAGCGGTCTATTTTGCCTCGATTATAAAGTATGCATGCATTGTCTAATGCAATTTTAGTTTTCCCAGTACCCATTTCAGCAAAGATAGCGAATGCTTCTTTGTCATAACATTTTTTTAATGCATCTTTCTGATGCTCGTATGGCTCTGTTTTAAATTTGTACATTCTTATTTCTAATGTTGACACGCATTCTATCATAGTATATAATGTGAGTCAAGAAATAAAATTATGACAGTTTACGTTTTACAGGAAATGGGAAGAAATATTAGATCAGCTGAAAAGTTTGGTGATTTAAAAGTTGTTCTTCCTGACAATAGACAGATAGTTTTATCAGCAGGACCCATGTCTTTTAAGATACAACAAGAATTAAAAGATTTTAATGATAATGACTACTTGCTTTTAATGGGAGATCCTGCTATAATAGCGGTTGCTGGAGCCATTGCAGCAAAAAATAATAATGGTAAATTCAAAGTCCTGAAGTGGGACCGCGATGAAAAGAAATATTACGATATAGAAATAGATTTGAGAGGATAGAAATGAATGAACTATTAAAACAAATGCAACAAGATGCTGGCGCCACGGCCCCGAATAACATGGGCAAGATTGGTGCAGTAGCAAATGACATTGCTGATACAGATAAAGAGATCAGCGATATTGAAAAAGAATTAAAAAAGAAAAAAGATTATAAAAAACATTTATCAGAAAATGTTTTGCCTAACCTCTTCGCAGAGGTAGGACTATCAGAGTTAAAACTTGCTGATGGCAGATTGATTAAAGTAGGGAACTACTATGGTGCTTCCATAAAGGAAGATAAAAAAGAAGCTGCTTTCACCTGGTTTAGGAACAATGGATTTGGGGATTTAGTAAAGAACCAAATTTCTTGCAGCTTTGGGAGGAATGAAGATGAGAAAGCTAGGGGGCTGATTGAAACTTTGAATAAGCAAGGTTATCAATCCTCGCAACGTGAATGGGTCGAACCTTCCACCCTTCGCGCATTTATACGTGAGCAACATGAAGCAGGTAAGCAATTACCTATGGATTTGTTAGGCGCTTACGTCGGACAAAAAACAACGATTAAAAATTAAAGGAGAGAGGCCTTATGGCAAAGAAGAAAAAATCAGGCGCAAAAGCGTCTAAAAGAAAAGCACAATCTGTTGCAAAACCAGCAGCAGTTGATCTAGCAGTTCTTGCTAGTGATTCAAAGGATGCAAGTGGATTTGGCAATCTTGATTTATCAAGGGACATTGCTATTCCTTACATCAATATTCTTCAATCAAATAGTCCGCAATTGAATCCATCAAAAGCGGAATATACTGAAGGAGCAAAAGTGGGACAGTTCTATAATACTGTGTCGCAGGAAGTCAGCGATTCACTCAATGTGATTCCTGTACTTTATCAACTAAGATACGTGGAATGGAAACCTCGTGAATCCGGAGGAGGATTTGTTAATTCTCACAGCGCTGACAGTGGGATCTTATCCCAAACAAAGCGTGACCAGGTAACTTTTAAAGATGTATTGCCTAATGGCAATTACGTTGCAACTACTGCCTACCATTATGTAATGGTGCAAGCAAAAGATGGTAGTTGGGCACAAGCTGTTATTAGTATGACATCTACTCAATTAAAAAAGAGCAGACGTTGGAACAGCTTAATGCTATCACAAAAAGTTAAGGGTCCATCGGGAAGTTTTACTCCACCAACTTACGCAATGATCTACAAGCTTACTACTGTTAGTGAGTCCAATGATCGTGGCAGTTGGTTTGGGTATCAAGTTGAGAAAGTTGGGCAGGTTGAAGACGCTGATATCTATAATGAATCAAAATCATTTTCAACCACCGTATCCAGAGGAGAAGTCGAAGCTAAACCTGCTATTGAGGGGGAACCTATAAAAGAGGCTCCACAAAACTCAAAAGAAAGCGACGAAAACCTACCATTTTAAGGTAGTTTTCATAAACTGGGGGTTTAGTGGAAGAGTTCAAATCTATATTTGAAGGATTGGATGTAGCTTATGGTCAGCACAGATCCGAAGGGAAACGTGCTGACGGTAAGCAGGAGGGAAAGTCTTACATTGTTAAAAAGCTTGTTACAGAAGAGTTATGGAGTGAGCATTTGGCTGGTAAGGGTCCTTCTTTGGGTATTATTCCTATCATGGCTGATAACACATCCAGATGGGGTTGTATTGATATTGATACTTACCCTATTGACTATAATAAAATAATCCACACAATCAGAAAACTTAAGATCCCACTTGTACCATGCCGGTCAAAGAGTGGGGGTCTTCATCTATTTTTATTCACCAAGCAACCTGTTGCCGCAAAATTAGTTCAAGAAAAATTAAAAGAAATCAAAGCGGATCTAGGATATTCAACCGCTGAAGTATTTCCTAAGCAATCAAGCATTCTCGTTTCCAAGGGAGACCTAGGAAATTTTTTAAATTTACCCTATTACAATTCAAGAAATACAACGCGCTATGCCTACAAGGATGATGGAACGGCAGCGACACTGCGAGAATTCATAAACTTATATAAAAGGTATGTGGTTGAAGATCTTGATACCATTAGTGTTAAGACTTCAAGCGAGGTCATCAAGGATGGGCCACCATGCCTGCAGCAGCTATGCACACAAGGATTTCCACAAGGAACACGGAACAACGGACTATTTAATATTGGAGTTTACTTAAGAAAGTTTGATCCAGACAGTTGGAAGACACTACTGGAAGAACATAACAGAAGCTATATGACACCACCACTCGCGGCCCAGGAGGTTGTTATTGTTCAGAAACAACTAGAAAAAAAAGATTACAATTACAGATGCAAGGAGCCACCTATCAATGCCTATTGCAATTCAAAACTATGTCGTACAAGAAAGCATGGGATTGGACAAGGTGGTTCAACTATAGAATTTGGTGCCCTAACAGTTCAGCTATCCATGCCTCGTGTATGGTTTTTGGACATCAACGGTCATCGTTTAGAATTATCAACTGAGGAGTTGCAGATCCAAAGCAAGTTCCAGAGGAAATGCATGGACATACTGCGCATCATGCCTCAGAAGATGAAAGAGTCACTATGGCAGGAGAGGATCCAAGCCTTGATGGATAACGCACTCGAAATCGAGGTGTCAAGTGATGGGTCTGTCGCTGGTCAGTTTGAAGCTTACCTCCAGGAGTTTTGTACTGATCGCGCACAGGCTCTCAATAGGGATGAGATACTAATGAGAAGACCGTGGACGGAGGAAGGAAAAACATGGTTCAGGCTGAAGGATCTGCAGGATTATCTTACACGCAACAAGTTCACCCACTACAATGGTGGACAGCTTGTCGCACGTCTGCATGATCTTGGCGGCAAGAGTGATAAGTTTAATTTAAAGGGACGCACTACTAGGGTGTGGGGCATTCCAGCTTACCAACAGCAAAATTCAGAATTTGACATAAAGGAGGTAGAAAGTGCCCCATTCTAAAACATACTATGGTCAATTATTAGAAGAAGATATGACTAAAACAATGAAAGGTCAACGCAGTGAATTTTTAGCGGCAGCGTGGTTGATTAGTATAAACTATTTAGTATATGTGAAAACACAGGATAACGATCCAATTGATCTTATAGCTGTTCATAGAAATACTGGTGACGTTTTAAAACTAGATGTTAAATCTGTATCTTTTAGAAGGACTGGTCCAAAAAAAGGATATAGAATAAGTAGGGTATTAAATGAACACCAAAAGAAAATTGGTGTTAAATTATTATATGTTTATCCAGACGGGAGATGTGATTTTCATGGTAAAGACTAAAATAATACTAGGTCCTCCCGGCACAGGAAAGACACATAACTTATTGAACCTTGTGGAGCAGGAATTGGCCAGAGGCACACCACCGGATAGGATTGCATTCGTTGCATTCACCAAGAAGGCGGCGAACGAGGCACGTGACCGGGCAATGAACAAATTTAATCTAGAAGAACAACACTTACCATATTTCAGGACACTTCATTCTTTTGCGTTTCATCAGCTTGGCATGACCAAGTCCGAAGTTATGTCAAGGGATAATTATAAGGAGTTTGCGCAGGCATTCGGGATGGATCTAGGATCCGTTACGGACGGTGTTGATTCCGGTGGAGTATTTACAACGGATAACATACTGATAAATGAAGTTAATCTTGCAAGAATGAAATGCTTAGAGTTAGAGCACCATTATAATAATTCTGATTTACAAGACATTTCTTGGCATGCATTACTAAGAGCACAACGAGCTCTTGAGGAATTTAAAAAGAAGAAAGAATTATTTGACTTTACGGACATGATTGAACTTTATTTAAGTTCCGGTCCTACTCCTAAATTGGAAGTAGTATTTGTAGATGAGGCACAGGATCTTTGCAGACTACAATGGAGAATGATTGATAAGATCACGCAGGATGCAAAACAAATTTATATAAGTGGCGATGACGATCAGGCTATTTATAGATGGGCTGGTGCTGACGTGGAGCATTTAATTAATATGCCAGGAGAGACTAGAGTTCTTACCCAATCCTATAGGTGTCCTATAGTCGTGCAAAACTTATCACAAGAAATTATTGGAAGAGTGAGGAATAGAAGACCTAAGAGTTGGAAAGGAACAAATAAACAGGGATTATTACAATACCATTCTTACCCAGAGAGTGTTGATCTAAAGGATAGTGGCACATGGTTAGTGATGGCAAGGACACAATATCTATTAGATGAAGTTGAAAGAGATGTAAGATTGCAAGGACTATTATATAAAAGAAATAACAAGTTACCTATATCACAGAAGTTATTGAATGCAGTGGATGCATGGAAAAGATTAAATGAAGGGGAATATGTAGAGTTGCCTGAAATTAAATCCATTTATTCTTATATGTCCACAGAAGTAGGAATTGAAAGAGGATTCAAACACTTGAAGACAGCTTCAAAAGAGAAATATGAGGCAGAGGAATTAGTTATGCATCATGGTCTCCTCGTATCAGGACGACCATGGGATGTAGCTTTTGATAAAGTAGGAAATAGGGATAGAGAGTTTTTAAGAGCAATAGAATCAAGAAATAATTCAGGAGATACAGAAGCAAGAATTAATTTAAGCACAATTCATGGAGCGAAAGGTGGAGAAGCGGATAATGTAATGCTTCTTACGGACTTACCACGAAAAGCACAAGAAGCTATGGAAGTGAATGCAGATGATGAATCCCGTGTGTTTTATGTAGGGGCTACACGTGCAAGAGAAACACTACATATAGTACAGCCACAAAGGTATGGAGGATTTATAATATGAGTGCTCATAAAAAACAAATAGGAGGAGATCATTATAAAAGAATGGCAATTCAACCCAGCCATTATATCGTCAAGAATAAGCTTGGGTGGTATGAAGGAAACATTGTCAAGTATATTACTAGGCACAGTATTAAGGGGGGAAAGCAGGACGTGGAAAAAGTTATTCATTATGCTCAATTACTCCTCGAAGACCAATATACTCCAAAGAAATCTCGTGGTGAGATTATGGGAGAAATAACTAGAAAACATATAATAAAATTAAATCGAGATAGAAAAAAACAAGAGGAGAAAAACCAATGATGAGAGATATGTTCAAGGAGATTAATTCAGAATGGGTGGCACCAACTACCTTTCCTGATCTTAGCACGCACAACAAGGTTGCCATTGATTTGGAGACATGTGATCCAGAATTAATTAAGGAAGGTCCAGGTTGGCCAACTCAAAGAGGACAAGTCATTGGAATAGCAGTCTCATCCAATGGTTTTACAGGATACTATCCGATCGCTCATGAAGGTGGTGGAAATATGGATAAGAAGTTCAATTGATAAAGTGTTTCATAATGCTCAATACGATATTGGATGGCTCTCAACATTAGGAATAAAAGTCAAGGGCAGAATACATGATACCATGGTTGCTATGGCTCTTATTGATGAGAATCGTTTTTCTTATACCTTAAATAGTATTTCAGGAGAGTACCTAGGGGAGAGAAAAAATGAAACAAAATTAAGGGAAGCCGCAGATGCGTTTGGAGTAGACCCGAAGAATGAAATGTACAGATTACCGGCACAATTTGTTGGAGAATACGCTGAAAAAGATGCAAGGTTAACATTAAAGCTTCATGAGAAATTGTCATGGGAAATTACCAAGGATAATTTACAGACAGTATATGACATAGAATGCCGATTAATCAATGTTATTTTCCAAATGACCAAGAAAGGTGTGCGTATAGATACCTACAGCGCAGTGAATCTAATAGAACGATTTAGGAACAAAGAAAAGAAATTAATAAAGAGAATCAAGGATCTTACAAATCTTAATGTGGAAATATGGGCAGCAGCTTCAATAGCAAAAGCTTTTGATGCATTAAACTTGCCATATGAAAGAACACAAAAGACAGATTCTCCATCATTTACCAAGATGTTCCTTACGGACCATCCACATGAACTACCTCGATTAATTATGCAGGCGAGGGAATTAAACAAATTAAGAGGGACTTTCCTGCAAGGTCTAATGAAACACAGCAAGGAAGGAAGAATACATGCCCATATTAACCAAATTAGGTCTGACAGTGGAGGTACTGTCACTGGTCGCTTTTCTTATAATCATCCTAATTTACAGCAGATTCCTAGCAGGGGTCAATTCGCGAAAGACATCAGGAAAATTTTCATCCCAGAAAAAGGAGAATACTGGCTTAAAGCGGACTACTCGCAACAAGAGCCAAGACTACTTACCCACTTCGCAAGACTCGTCGACCAACCAGGTTCTGGGGAAGTACAGAAAGCATACCTTGAAAAAGACCTCGACTTTCATCAACAAACAGCGGACATGGCAGGAGTTCAGAGAAGCCTTGCGAAGACTATCGGACTAGGTGTTATGTATGGCATGGGCTATCATAAATTAGCTAGAGAATTGGACATGGAACCACAAGAAGCTAAAAAAATGCTACAGGACTTCCATGGTAAAGTTCCATTTATGAAAGGCATGCTGGAAGCGGTGATGAACCGTGCCAATAGCAAAGGTGTTATTAGAACTTTGCTTGGAAGAAAATGCCGTTTTGACCTGTGGGAGCCTACTCAGTGGGGGGTACACAAGGCGTTACCACTAAATCAAGCGCAAACTGAATATGGAATGGCAATTAAAAGAGCTTATACCTACAAGGCATTAAACAGACTTATTCAAGGATCAGCCGCAGATCAAACCAAAAAAGCAATGGTTGATGTGTATGAGGAATTAGGTATTATTCCTCTCATACAGGTTCATGATGAACTGGATTGTTCTGTAAAGGATGAGAAGCAAGGA